ATACAGCACTCCCAGCTTCATATAAAGCATCCCAAACCGCTGACAAAGCATCGAGAATAGCTTGCCATACAGCTAAAAGTTTGTCCTTCGTGCTTGTTGTAGAACCATCTATACTATCTTCCGTTCCTCCAAATATCGTTGCCGCCAGCTGGGAGATAAATGTCCATACTCCACTCAGGAATGTTTTTATGATTCCCCAAACTCTCATGAAGTTAGCCTTTATACTTTCTCCATGCCTCTCGAAGAACCCTTTAACAGTATCAACCCACATTCCGGCAGCTTGCTTGAGGAAATCCCATACATTAAGCAGAAATTCTTTAACTTTCTGCCATGCTTTGAAAATAGCTTCCCTGGCATTATCTGCACCAATACCTGCCTTGTCAAATATTGTTCCAATAACAGAATCATTTCCCATAAGGAAATTTATAAAATCTTCAACAATCAGTGCCAACAGCACTACCGCCGCCACAATAGCCAAAGTCTTCAAATTCGCCAAGCTGAATAAGCCTTTCATTTTTGTAAGTAATGTAATAAATGCCTTTGCTCCAGATATGATTTTGCTCCAATTCATTACAATAAAAAAAGCTCCGGCAATAATAGCCAAGAGCTTCAGAGCGTTATCAACTCCACCAAGTTTATCTATAACATTTTTCACCATTCCCATGCCTTTTTTAGCCCCTATCTGCAAGGTCTGCATCATTCGATCAATAGCTGGCTTCAATCTTTTTACTAAAGCATGCATACCATTGAATGCTTTGGTTAGGATTCCTGTCTCTGATGTCAGCTTTTTCATCCCCACAGTTGCCTTTGATACTAGGGAATTTAGCAGTTTTAATACCATTACTGCCGGCTTTAAGAACGCATTTCCAGCAGCCGCTTTCAAATCCTGCACATTCTGTTTCAAATTACCAAGCTGATTGGTCCATGTATCAGATTCTCTGGCCGCCTGCCCTATTGCACCAGAGGCTTTATTCGCATCCTCAACCATCTGCAGTAATGTCAGCTGTTTTTCTGCTTCTGACAAGTCTTTAAACGACTTTCCGTACAACGCATTTGCAGCTGTATTTCTCGTTGTCTCAGTACATGAAAGACCAAGAGCAGCGTCATTTTCAAAATTACCTTTCAAGAAAGACTGGAGGGAATTAGTTACATCTTCTATGCTTCTATCGTAGAATGCAGCAGAATCCGCAACAGCTTTCATGGATCTGTCAGCAATATCTAATGCGTCCGCCTGCTCCATTCCTGTTGTCTTTGCAAATGCGGCTATCTGGGTAAAACTGCCCTTCATTCTATTTACGGTTACTCCAGTTTCATCAGCAATCTTATCAAGCTTGTCTGAAGCATCCTGCTCTAAATCTCCAAATACCTGCGAAAACTGTGATTTTAATGCCTCTGCATCTGCCGCTGCTTCCGCTAAGTTTGCAATGCCAGCAATTGAAAAACCTATTCCAATAGCGCCTAATAGCTTTGAAGCCATATTTTTTACACCTTTGATGGCGTTCTCTGCAGCACCGACACTTTTCTGATCAACTTCAATACCAAATGCAACCGCAATATCTCTTATCGTCAATGCTATTCCCTCCTTTCTCTCATTTCCTCGGCCTTTCCATTCTGAATATCCATGTCCATACGATATAAAGCATATAGCTTCAATGCCTCGTCTAAGGTGTAATATTCCTTCAGCTCGAACATTGAAGCTAATTTAGCTTTAATCAATATGTACATTCTCAACTCCAGCTCGGAAAATTGTGAGGTGTCAAGTTTTCCGTATTTTACAATATCTTCCTCATCTTCTTCGCTATAGCCTCGCCTGCTTTCCCAGATGGGCCGGCGAGTCTCTTGAAAAAACCATTGAAGTTCAAACGGATAACATAAAAAGCGAGAATGAACATGTTCTGTACATCCCCGCAAAAAATCTCATTTACGATATCCATATCAAGTATTTCCTGTGAATACTCTCCTGTCTCCACATCGTCCTCATCCATTACAGGAAGTTCAACGACTACATTCTTATGAGCAATGAGCAATTTTTTCATCATCGATTCAACTTTGCTACCAGAAAACCCTTCCATACTCTTTGAAATGGAAGCAGCCGCATCATTTACATCAATGTCCATCAAATCTCCATCTTCCCCATCGCTTTCATTGTCGCTATTGCCTACAAGCGGCATAAGTGCTGCAAGAACCGGGGTAAGCAACGAAGCTAAATCTCCCGTAAGGTTTGCGGCAACCATAGCTGGAAAAGGTCTTATATAAAAATTCAGACCTCCAATCGTTTCCTTCTTTGGTTCAAGCTGCTTTAATCGTGCCATATTTTACCTCCTAACTTTCTACACCGTCAGCTACCACAATCTCCCACTCACGGTTGTTCTGAGCCTTTCCGTAAGTTTTGCCTGCGATTTTAGTAATCCAACCAGTAGAAGCACTGAATTTTTCATTTCCAACGAGATCTTTTACTGTAACAGGGAAAAATCCTTTTCCGTTTTTCTTCATCTTCTCATACATCTTCTTGCAATATGCGTTAGTCTTAGAGTTCTGAAGAACAGATACCTTTACTGTGTAAATAGAAGATGGATCTACGCTTACGCATACCTCTCCATCCGCTCCTGCTACATAACTATTACCGTCTCCGGCAGGCTCAATAACAATAAAGCTGTCATCAGCAAAACCGCTTGCAATATGGTTTCCAAGTGCAAGCGTTACCTTTTTCGGATTATAAGTTGTTACTCTTGGCATTAACCTTCACCTCCTTCTATGCGTACACAAGATTTCCATTGATATTTACAACCTGGATTGCTCCAGCTAATTTAGCTGTAAATTTGCAGCCTGTTAACTGTCGGGATGCCTTTTCTACATCACTCATACTTGCAGACGAAGGTACGATAATTGTATATCCTGGAATCTCGTTATCATCGTCGTCATACTCAGTTGGAGCAACACCCCCTACTTTCTGCCCCACTTTTAACGATTCTTCCATCTTACCTTCAATCGCAGTAATACCTTCATCAGTAAAAGGCACTTTCGTGTTCAACACAAGAAGATTAAATACTCTTTCCTGCATGTCATTCTTTAGCCAATCTCTGAATCGAATTGTGTCAATCCATTCGTTTCCAAGCACCTTACCGCCCATCGAACTTGTAACGTTCTTTTTAGCATAAGTTGTAAAATATGTGACATAGTTTCCATCACAGTATTTTTTCATATCAGTTGATAACTTGCACGGATATACCGCAGCCAGTTGTTTTAATCCCCATGTTTCACTTCCTGGATCATATCCAAAGCACTTAGCCATCATTGCCAACGAAATATAATAATTTTCGTCCGGTGTTTCCTCAACATCAGGGACACCACCTCCATAGACAGCAAAGCTGCGGAAATAATTCGTTGTGCTAACTGGCAAAGTCTGCTCAACAAATGTAAATCCAAAGATCTTCTTATTGGCTTCTGTCCATTTGATTGTTTCTTCAATATCTGCTTTATTAAGAAATGCTTTTGATAAAGCAATTCCATACCATCCGCCAGCTTCTTTCGCCCTGTCAAGAGTGACGCTAATTTTCTCATATGTAACAGGATCGCTTTCATCACTCACAACCTGTCTCGCAATAACATAAACAAGACTTGGCTTTGGTGATTGTGAAAATGCCACATTCGCCATAATGTATGCCTGTGATTCTGTTGAAAAGCCATAGTCCGCAAGTTCTCCTGCCTGCGCTACACTAATGACTTTTGTTCCGATATTGTCAGTTGATTTCTTTCCAACAACAGGTCCTTCAACAACAAGTAATACATTGTTGAAACTTTCGTCACTTGAACCCGGAGTAGAAATCTCAATGTCTACATTAACAATATCATCAAGATTATTTCTAATTGCCATTGTCTGTTTCCTCCTGTATTCTTATTTCTTCTATTGCATAGGTTTCTGCCTCTACAAATTCCTTCATTCCTCCACCGCTTGGATTCGGAACGGTTTGAATTCCAGATACTCCATACTTTCCATCAGCCAATCCGACAAATGTTATTGTGAATTCGCACATGGAACGATAATTGAATTTCGTATCTCCAATCAGCTCTGACAAATCCCGTATTGGTGGATTCATAACAATAGTTACATCTTTTTTTGCCAGCTCTTCTGTTATTCCGTCCGAATCAAGAAATCTGATAAACTCTTCCAAGTCCTCAACTGCAGTATTTTCATAGTAGTTGCTGTTTCCAGCTTTAACTTCTCTTCCCACAGTGTACAAATTGATTTCGAAAATGAAATCATAATTGTAATATCTATGTTCTCTTTCATCGTCTGACAAAGGAAAAGCTGACCTATTCAAATTGCTATATCCAAGCGTTATATATGGCGGTTTAGGTGTTACACCTTTGGTTTTCGTCCACACCACCATCGCTCCTGGATGATATCGCTTAACAAGTTCGTAAATGAACTTCTTAACCTCCGAAAATGTCATTCTGTTTCCTCCATTTCAGAATTGCTCGGCTCTTTGTTCTCGCTGACTGGTATCAGCTTAAATGTTGATGTCCAATGCTTTAAAATTGTATTCCTGCTTAGGCGAGAAGACATACATTCAAACCATCTTCCATCATACAGAAGCTGGTCTGACCTAACGCATTCTTCCTGTTTTGATGTTCTAACAGGGAAATCTCCAAAAGTTTTCAACATTTCCTCATCCCTGCTTCCACCAGCCTCTATAACTTCATCATCCGACATAGTCTGCACATCAAGAACAACTTGGATGTCTTCATATCCGGCAGTCGGATACCCATCTATAATCTGGTCTTTCCCATATCTTCTCAATGTGTATGTGTTTCCAAAGAATGGCATTAGTCAGACCCTCCTTTCTCCTGTATTACATAGTTAATTGACTGCCTCATACGGCCTGTATCAATCAATGGCTTATCAGAACCTTTTCTTTTAATCGTTTCCGGAGAATTCGGAACAAAATCGCCATTAACAATCTCTTTCTGTATCAAGCCTTTCTGAAACACTCCTATTTTCTTTAGTGCATCTTCTGCAGAGCCACCTTTTATCAGCTGCGTCCTCATTGACTGCAAAAAAACATTGATTTCAGAAGAATGAGCGTCAACACTATCTCGCAGGAATGGTCTCGACGGAATATGGACAGTTCCAAGTTCATTGAACATTGCGATATCAACCAAATCCACACCATTATCGCTACCAGCTCCCTGCTGTATGCCTATTCGTACCTCCAGTTTGTCAAGGTCCTCTAACATCTTCTGAAACTTCTTGCCATCAGCAGTAACTTTCTCTCTGACTTTAACCGCCATAATCAACACCCGCCGACACAATAGTAACAATGCAACGCTTTCTCAAATTGAGATACTGCATGCCGTATACTGTTAATCCAAATTCTGAATCCGTCGCAGTGTTTCCTGCCTGATTATTGGAAAAGGACACCGATGTCTCACCTTCCGAAACAGAAGATAATCCAATGGTGTCCCCTATCGTTCCTATGCCGATTGTCTTTCCTAAACCAGACATTTTCATTTTATGTGCCGCTAAATATGCCAAAGCCTGCGGATACAACTTTCTGAACCTCTTTTTGCTGATTAGTGGCTCTGCAAGAGATATGAAAGCCCGTATCGTATCATCTGACACCTCCGCAAACTCATTCATAGTTTTCCGAATAATTTCAAAGGCATCCATAACAGCCACCTCCTATTTGCTGAGTTCGGCTATGATCTTCTCCTTCAAAGTTTCAACCTTATCATCGTCGTTTACTTCAAGTCCCATACCGGCAGCCTTAGTAAGCAGCTCGTCTTTCTTCATGGTATTAACAGCCTTAATTTCAGCTTCTTTAGAAGCTGCGGCTTTTGCCGCTTTCTCCTGCTCTGCCTTGTACTTGGCAATAGCTTCCTCCTCAATGCGAGCTCTTTCAAGGTCACTAATACCTGTTTTCTCCTCCGCAGAGACATTCTGGGAGTCAACCACAATTCCTTTCTGCAGATAGTAAGAAATTACCGGATGGGTTTCCATTCCCTCCGGTAACTCTAAATCCGCTCCAGGAAGGAGTGGCTCTCCGTTGATTCCGATAATCTTTCTCGACTTATTGATAATCTTCATAATGTCATTTCCTCCTTAAATTCCGTATGCAAGAAGCATTGATAACGGATAATAAATGATAAGTCCAGCAGTTCTTGTTTCGCAAGGAATCTCTGTCTCGAGTTTCTGTACCTGCAATGGGTACTGGTAGAACGGAAGCGGAATTTCCAAACTGAACTTTTCCGGATCCTTCGTGTACATAAACGCAACATTCTTTCCTGTAGGATTGATATCAGTAGCGGAATCCTGTAACTCTGCCATGCTCTCGAAGTTCTTTAAGTATGGTGCATGGTCTTTGATAAAGCTTAGTACAGTAGTCTCCGTATCTGGAATTCTTCTTGTTGAAAGATCCATGTAAATGTACGACGGAAGAGCTAATGTATCAGGCTTTTCGATAGACATTGTAATCTTGTCAACAAACTTCTGCATGCCATTGATATCCTCAAGAATCTGATCAGCAGTCTTATGTGCCCAGTCTGTGTACTTCTTTCCATCAACTTCAACCTCGGACAAAGTGTACAGAGGAATATCGGTACCATCAGAGAAAATGCCGACAAGATTATGTTTCTTATCGCCTGCAAAAGCAATCTTATTAACCATATAATCTGACGCTCTTCTTGCAGCTGCACCTTTTCTGGCATCAAGAGACTTTCCTGCCATTCTGGAAGCTCTCATTTCCTGCACATTGTAACCATAGCTGTCACCGACAGACTTAATAGAAGCAGTGTGGGATTCGCCCTGTACATCAACTCTAGGAAGGTCTGTGGCATAATTGTTAATGATCGCCGCCATACCGGTAATATCATAGCTGTAATATGTTGTGGTTTCTGCTCCCTCATTAACCTCAGAAGTGATAGGGAAGTAAGACAATGCAGAGAGCTCCGGATACTGCTTGTCATAAGTCTTTGTCTTTACCTGGTCAAGTTCTCTGGCAAAGAATACAGTTGCAGATTCAACACTATCAAAACGAAGCTGTTCACTTCCCGCAAGCCCCTTAACAAGGGTAGAGCCCTTTAATGCGCTGTAGTCATCCATGTTAAAATCTTTCATTCGTGAATACCTCCTTCTTATTTCTCCGCAGCTTTCACAACCGCACCCGGTCTGAACTCTGCGTTTGCAATGCCATTATCAGTTTCTCCAAGGAAAATAGCATTTACTTCCACCTTGGTTGCTGTATCTGCAGATGTTGTGAACTTTCCTGCCTCATCACCATCCGTAATTAAGTAAACCTTCTCCTTGTATGCAGGTTTAGCTGCTGCTCCAGTCTGCACCCAAATTCTTCCAAAATGAAGGCAGCCTACTGTACGCTTGCTGTTGATGGAAACATTGTTATCCATATCCTTTTCCACCATAACAGAATTGTGTACTACAACACCCTCAAAATCATCAGACGTTGCACCTGTTGCCGGAAGTTTTACGTCAGTGCCTTTATTTGTTCCAACGACAACACCAAGACCAAATGCAACACCATCACCTTCTGCCTGTCTTGTTGTAACATCATGGGCCGATAAATCAAACAGCCCGCCGGCCACTCCTTTAGGAAAGCCAAAGCCATAACTTGTCTGTACTGCTGTGCTCATTACTTTCTACCTCCTGTCATATTCGCAATCATTTTCTTACGAGCAGATGTTGAATTACTAACCTCTTTTGCATCCTTGCGGACCTTATCAGCTGCAATTCTCTCTCTCTGATCATTAGTGCTCTTTCTCTCATGGAATGACTGCTTTGCAATGTCATAAGCTGCATTGATATAGCTGTCACTCTTTCCATCAAGATTCATCTTCGGATTAACTGCCTTGATAATGCGTTTTCTTCCTTCTCTTACCGAAAGTCCCTCAACTCCATCAAGGTTTAATCGGTCAGCCATTCGGCACACATCAAGGCGGTCCTGAATAATTTTATCCACAGAATCCATGTTTACTCCTTTCTGTTTCTCCGGATCGCATTCTGCACCCGCTCCCTCATCATCCGAATCTGTGTTTTCGTCTGTAGGAGCAGTTTCATCTTTCTCTCCAGTATCTTCTCCTTCATCACCATTCATATCGCTCTGAGCCTGCATCTTGTCAATCTCCTGTAAGAGAGTATCAAGATCTGCTTTCTGCTCCGCAATAATATCCTCTGGCGACATACCATCACCCTCGGCATCTCTGCGGTCAATATTCTCCTTGACCTTTTCAACGGGTGTCTTTTCCGGTTCTCCATTTTCCTCCGGATTAGCCGCTGGTGTTTCCTCTGGATTTTCTCCATCAACTCCCTCACCAGTTGCCTGATTTGCGGCTTTCTGAGCCTTGAATAAAGCAATAGCAGCTTCCATCTCTTCTGGTGTAAGCTCTTCGCCCTCATCAGCTCTGCGGCCTTTTGAATTAGGTTTGTACATAATTACTTTGCCTCCTTTTAAGATTTGTGTATCATCATCCTTGCCATCGATATTCAAGCGAGCAGTTTCTCCCGCTCTTGCTTCTCCGACAAGTGCAAGATGATTGATTTCGATATTTTTCTGAATACAATCGTATTTCTCTCCGTGATATACTCCCGGAGTATCATCAGTATCAAGGCTGTATCCAAGGGATAACTCTTTCAATCCGCAACTTTTCAAAGCATTTGTATCATGAATAATAATCTCACAGCGAACGTTATCTCCATCCCTGTATCCTTCACTCATAATTGTGCCTATCTGTTCTCTGCGGACATTCTCCTTATCCACTTCTCCAGCATCATGTGTAATGATGATTGGTTTGCCCTTGTAACTCTCCAACGATTTCTTGTCAAAGACATTCTCAGGCAATCGGAGTTCCCTCCGTGTGCTTCCATCATCATTCTTATACTCAAATATGCCACATGTAGTCACAATTGGGTGATCTACAAGATAGCCTTCATCTGTGTAATAAGTCTGATCCATGGAAATGCTGTCAATTCGTTTCAGCTTCACTTTCTGCACCTCCTGCTTTCTGTCACTTTTTCAATGCAACCACTTCCTTTCAAACTGGCAAATCCAGATTATCTATATCAAACACCGGAATTGCGCAACACCGGCATTGATAATCCTGTCCAGGATGGCATTTTCTGCCATTTCCTACATCTGGCGGATTGTCCCAGCTGATTATCTTTCCTTCCAGCTCTCTATGGCTTTTCCGCTCTCGTCTATCCATTACTCCAGACCATTCATACTTTGACACACCCGCATCCCTCTGTTGACTCTCCGTAATATCTGCATTAAGCTTCGCTGTCTGGTCTCTGGCTATTAGTTTTGCATGACGCTTACTCATTCCATATTGGCGCTGAATTTCTCTTACGATATTCGTTGTGGTTGAACCTTTCATATAGCTTTCATAAACCAGTTCCTTCATCCGCTCAAGAGATTGATTAGGAACCGTCTTTATTAAGTCCACATTGTCAGACACCCACTTTTCCAATATCTGTGCGTAATATTCTCCAGAATAATAGTCATCAAGCAAATCAATACCTAATGTCTTACTTACTGCTTTTTTCCATTCCCGAACTGTGAGTTTGTGATCAAGGTTGGCAATTCTATTTATCTGCCTTTTCAAATCATAAAGTCCAAAGGCACTATCAAGCTCTCTCTGAATAGCCTTAAAAAGAATTGTAAGACGGACTATTGTATTATCCAAAGCTGAAAAACGAGCTGTCCTGCGTTTCTTCTCGTTATCTTTCTTGGAATCAGTATGCAGTTGTGTACCATCATTGAGTATTTGCTTAATCTCTGGTATATACTTCATAAGCACTTCTTTCTCAATGGCCATATAGGCATTTATCAATCTTACATACTCTCTTTCTGCACTGTCAGGATACTTGGGTCTGTATTTGCATCGGATAATCTTTTTCCCCTTATTCCGCTCTTTTAATTCAGACCGCAACAGTTCTTTTCTCAATCTTTCATCCAAACTCTCACCTTCTCTCATTGCCTCTTATTCGGAAATTAGCTTATAATCGTCTATTTGACTGTTGACACTAAAAAAGCCCCATAATGCCACAATTAGCGGCACTACAGGGCAAAAGAAAAGAGCCTCACGCTCAGCAAGGCTCGTATCTTATATTCCAAGTTCATCCAAATACTCAATAATATCGGATGATGTTCTCTCTGGATTCTCTTTGATGAAATCAATGACACTTTGAATGTCCTCTTCATCCTGCTTTTTCATTGTACAGTTTATTCCATACACAAAGTCATCGTATGTGTCTGAGACATTTTCAGTCAATTCCTTCAATTCAGCTAATAACTGTTCTTTCATAGGACAACCTCCTTAATCTGTGGATTCCTTCATGTATATTTCGTAATCATCAAAGCCATGGTTTCTGAATCGATATACATAAGCTGGGCTATCTGGCTCATTTGAATGCGTCCTTATATAGCAGCTCGACTTACCCTTATACTTTGCGTGATACACATTATTTATATCATGCGTCACCTTCGCCTTTTCCTTTGCAGTCATTGGCAAGGACTGGGATTTCTTTTTCTTAGAGCCGCTCTTTTCATTCTTTTTTCCGCTACCCTTTGGGTATCTTCCGGAGCCAGGACCTCCATCTGCTTCCATATTACTTTGACTTACCTCAGCTGTCAACCGAATTTCATCCAGTTGCCTTAGAAAGTCCTCAAGTGAAAGTCTAAACGGAAGGAATAAGTCCATGTCAAGAACACTTCCTACATCTTCAAAACGGGCATCTTCCATCTCTGTATTAAAGCATATTGGATTTCCATAATACTCTGTGCATAGAAAAACCTGTGAAGGACAATATTGTTCGGACATACCAGAAATCAAAGTTACTGGAATTATATTTGCTATATTGATGCCAAATTCTTCCCTTGTTTCTCTTATAGCCGCATCTTCCGGTGTTTCCCCTATTTCAATATGTCCTCCAGGTCCACACACAAGTCCATTGTCTTTCCTTGTGCCAACAAGCACTTTCCCATCTTTCACAACAATGACACCGCATCCGGTAGGAATAGTTGTATCCGTTGCTGAATCAGTTTCAGTTTCTTCCTGCTCCTTTGGTGCTTTTGTTTCTGCAGACAATGCTGTATTCGATGTTTCGGCTGATTCATTGGCATTAACCGGAGCATCATCTACCATAGCCTCCCAATCGTCTTCATCATCCAGGATATCATTAACAGTAAATTCTCCGTTCTCTGCCAATCGCTTTCTGACTTCCGAAGCATCAAGAGCCTGCATATCGACATAAACCTGTGCGGTCTGTGCCTTTGTAAGTTCAGTTGCCGCCTTCGTCTGATCAACCCCAGCCTGTTCCGCTTCACTTAGATTCCAAAGAGGTTTAAATTTCAGTGTATAATCCGGTATTTCCTCGAACTCGCCTTTATACTTTCCGGCTATCAAGATAATATCAATCAGCACTCCAAGATTTCTTTTGAGGTTCAACTTCTGAATCTTATTCACATAGGAGTAATAGTTCTCCATATCTCCCTCTCCGGTGGAGTTTTCGCCGGCTGGTGACCTTCCAAAGAGCTTCGTCTGTGGGATGTTTGTTACTGCCGAAAGCATATTGCATGTCGCATCGATAATATCCTTTACTCCGGAAAATGTCACAGTCTTATAATCGTAATCTTCTCCGTTCGCATCAATAGCTATAGAATTGATGATGCCTTTTGCCATATCAATTATACGCAATCTTCTAAGAACAATATCCTCGCCCTCGTCTGTTTCCAGAAGATTGGCAAGGTCATTCATCTTGTAAATTGCCTGTACCGCCCTATCAAGCAGTTTAACTCCATTTCCATGCGATGTAACAGTTTCCTGCAAGGCTTTATGTATTCTCGTGTACTCCGGCATTCCAAAGAACCGATACTCGGTTCTTGAACTTGACTGTGGCAAAGTTCCATTCTTGAACAATAGGCACCTGCTTTCGTGGACACGAAACTGCTTGCCATACATTGGAGATACATCGTAGAATTCAGGCTTTCCAAATTTCGACCATTTACCGGTCTTTGGATCGTGATTATATATGCTGTTGTAATCTGGTGTAATCAAAGGTCTTTCAAACACAAGCAGTTCATCAATCCCTCTGATGTTATCCCAATCAACAGGTTCATCAATCTGTTTGCCATCATCAATAATCATAACCATAAGCGATCCGCCATAAAGTCTCGACCATTTGATAGCTGTAGAAGCTGCACCCTCAAAGTCCAACTCGTCAAGTGAATCATTTATAAATGTTTTCAGGTCAACATCATTTACACCATATTCAAATCCACTACTAACAGCATCATCAGATGGGATATCTATTATCTTAGCGAACAATCCGTTTTCCTCGTAGTTCAGTGTGAGTTCCACATCTGTTACAGGATCATCACTCTCAAAACGATACTGCTCTGACACATCATCTTGAGTACCATACTTATTCATCAGATTCTTATATCCATCTGCTCTGCTTTCTTTCTCATTGTCCTGCATTTCCTCACCTCCTAATCTACGAGACTTCCGATATTGAATGTCTTTTTCTGGTAGCAAGACAGTGCAACCGCATCTGCTCTATCCGGGGAATCAATTCCTCGTTTCTTCATTTCCTCTTTGCTTTCAAGCAGCATCTTCCCCCTGCTCGTCAGCCTATATTTCCTGCAAGTAAACTGAGCGACAAGCTCATTGTCATTTTCCAGACTTACTTCCTCCATCATCAAGGCATCTTTCACTGTGCCCCAAAGATATGTTGTCATATTGTCGTAAATATCACAGGCTTTCTGCTTCCCATCACCAATTGTTTCTTCCGGAACTTTACCTGCGGCATTAACCGGAACAATCACCATTCGTGTGAGCTTTTCTTCCTGTTTTACTTCCTCGAGGCGATCTGTAACTCCGCCGCCAAGGCCGCAATCATCAATGTTAATGTATATCTTCCCTCTGTATCGTGGGAACTCTGTTATAGCTTGCCTATAGAGCTGCACAATCTTTCCAACTGTTGTCATAAGACTTTGCCCTCTGAATGATACAGGAAGCGTTATTCTTCCTCCTACGTTCTTAGCAATAACTGTTTCATCCGAGCCATATCTCGCAACATCCACACCGAATGATATTCGCTTAATAGGAACATCATCTGGCAAATCCAACATGCAGCAATGCTCTACTATGGAAAGGGCTATAAACACATCATCTTCCTGCTTTGGAAATTCTCCGAACACACGGACAAGAACAACATTACTGTCTTTCCCATATTTCCGTATGAGAGATTCGATATTCTGTTTGTTGGTCCTCTTGCTATCTGCCGACGATACCGTATGGCACCTGTATATCGACCTATCCACATTGAAAGCATCGTAAAATGTTCCAGATGTTCTTGTAGGGTTTCCGCACATCAGCAGCTTATTGTTTGCACCAGAAAGAGTACCGAGTATTGCTTCCATGATAGGATCTGCAACACCAGAAGCTTCATCAACAATGAACAGCATATTATCTTCGTGAAAACCTTGCATATTCTCTGGCTTTGTAGCAGTCCTAGCTACGGCAAACCAACGCTTTTCGTTGCCAACCATATAAATATAGGTCTTCGTCCATTTGAGGATGTCTGAGAGCAAAGGAGACTTGCTCATCCACTTGCTGACTTCGGACCACAATACATCGTGCAACTGCTGTTTGGTAGGAGCTGTTGCAACAATTCTCGGATAGGGATAGCAGCATAAAAACCACAGCAAAGCAACAGCTTCCATACCTGTTTTTCCAACACCCTGTCCAGACTTGATTGCAACCTTCGGGCTTTCTGCCAAATCCATCAAAGCTTGTTTTTGCCAATCATCAGGCTCAAACAGCAATACCTCTTGTGCAAATAGCACCGGATTTTTCCTGTATATTGGGATTTTCTTCTGGAAGAATTTTCTTCGTAATGTCCGTGAGTTCTTATTCATCTTCGCTCACTTCCTCTCCCAATACAGCTGCAATCCAATCATCAACCGCATCGTTGCCAGCACTTTCACTTTCAAGTCTTGCCTTTTCTATGCGATACTTGGACAACGCTTCAATAGCCTTTGTCTTTTTGCTCTGCACAGTAGAAAGTTCCTGTTCCAGCCTCGCTATGATCATATCCTTATTAGCTGTGTGTGTTGCTATATTATAGGACTTACCCGGAAGAATTTCTTTATTGTCAACCTTCTCCTTCTGGCGCCTATCGTACTCTGCCTCTTCCTCTTGGTCTTTAAACGAGCGTTTTGACTCGCTTCGGTTCACATCCATTACCGCAACCTCTCCTTTTTGTTCGCGGTATTTATTGATTGCTTTAAGTATTCTTCGCTCTCTAATCGAAAAAAGCTGTATCTGTTCCATCAGTTGAAGCTCTGTATCTTCTGGAATAGACTCAAGAAGTTCCTGCTCATCTGAATCCAACGCATCCATAAATACAGGAACATAACCACCATGCTTTGTTCTGTCTGGTGGAGGGTTTGGGTTTGGATTGCCAGAACCGCCTTTTGCATTCTGATTTTTGGGTTGACCTCCCCTCTTTTTCTTTTGCAACGTTGCATTTTTCTTCTCATTTTTTTTTGCAACGTTGCACTTGTTTTTTTTTGAGGCTTTTCCCCATCCGTACCGGTTCTTCCAGCTGCGGACTGTTCCATCTGAAACTTCCAGTTTCTTAGCAATCTCAACCATTGCCATACCATCATTGAATAGCTTTTCAGCTTGTGTTACTTTCTCGCTCGGTGCTCTCGGCATATCACCACCTCTCTCCTGTTCGTTTTGCAATCGTGGACGCATAAAAGGGAGGGTGTATGCCCTCCCGTGTGTCACTCTCACGAATATTTATTGTTTTAACATTAAATCTTCGTTATAAACTCTGCTTTTGAATAACCTTGATTTGGTTTAATCATCATATTCAAAAAGTCCTCTTTGGAGAAGTCCGATAATCGGAATATTTCTTCTGGTCTCATGCCAAGCTGCTTACCGATTTCTTCAACAGATTTCCCCTCTCCCATAAGCTCTTTAACAATCGCTTTCATAGGTTCAAGCAAATGTGTACCTCTTGCCCTGTTGTGTGTTACAGTACCGTAAATATTACCGGCTTTATCCTTATGTTCTACAATTACAACAGGAACCTTACCTTCAAGCATTGATTTCAGAGGTTCTTCTCCCGCAACAGTCCATCGATGGAAACCATCAATAATCGTGAAATCTGGTCTCACAACAATTGGTAATGTCCATCCATTGGTTAATATGGATTGCTTCAGCAATTCCAAATTCTGTTTTGACACTTTATTTGGGTTGTAATCGTTTGGTTTTACCCGATCCCTGTCTACCCATTGGAGAGTAGATAGCGGACTGCTCAATTTTTTATCCATTTGTCATTCCCTCCTTCTTTTTGGCATCTGTAATGTATTTACCATAGATTCTCTGATACAAAGCACGATAGGAACGCAGCTTTGGATCACCGGAAACAAGCCCTTCATATATAGCCTTGCAGTCCTTATTATCCGCAATAGCAGAAACGCTCATAAAGAAGTTCCTGTATCGTTCAGCAACATATCTCTTATGCTTTGTTTGGAAATTTCCGTCCATATCTGAAAACAATTCCAAAAGAGCGGCCTTATAATCTTTCTCAGCCGCTCCCTTTTCATTTTGTTTTCTCGCAGTCGTGCTCCTACCGAACATTTCGCTATCCCAATACAGGGCGGCCAAATATGCGTTAGGCTCCCGTCTTACTATCCGTTCCATAAGATCCGGATAATACTCATTCATTTTGACAAGACTCTTTGCCGTGTCAATCGAAAAGAACTGTGATACTCTCAATTGTCCTTTTCGTGTTCCAGACTGCCATAAGAACAGGTAAATTTCCGGTATATCAACCTTTTCTCGAAGGAGGTAAAGCCATACATCATTATTGGTCCAATCATATATCGGAAATACCTGGTGCTTATTTGTCATGGTCTTTCCCGCCCTTAGCATAGTTGCAATATTTTGTAACCGCTGCACTGATTCCGCTGTTCTGATTCCTGTAATTGTTACTCCGTCGCTACATACTCTCGGTAGGAAATCCTGATATGCATCGATACGGGGTTTTAACAGCGGATGGCTTCTGATTGCGAATGATGGTGGCTGTCTTACCCAAACATCTTTTTTATATCTGTCCCAACAAATAAACGTTTCATCGTTGGACAGCTCATTAAAGCAGTTGTAGTGTTTTACTTCTAAGCAATACCACTCAAACTTTGCTCCAATTAGCATAAATTTCTTTCGCCATTCTTTCACTTTATCTTCCATACAAGGGAAAATGGCTTCCTCGTCTATAAATTGTACAGTAAGCTGTGCCGGATTGATTTCCCCTGCCTGCACAAGTTCCATAACAATCTGCGCCATACAAAGGCTGTCCTTACCACCGCTGAAAGACATATATACTGGCAATCCGTTTCCGAATACATTTCTTATACGGATTTTAGCAGCTTTTACAACATCAATGCTGGATTCGCACCGCTTTATAGCCATATTTTCTCCCCGCATTTCGGACAGATAACAAATTTCTTTACTTCGGTGGTATCTTCACTGTCCTCTGACATTTCCTGTTGCGGCTGAGTGATCGGCTGTGGTGCAGGTATCGCCTGCTCCGCTTCGACTTTTTGAATCTGCTGCTCTTTTCTTTCTCCGCTTTCTTTAATACTCTGGATTTCTTCATCATCCAAGGTACCATACTCGGAGAGCTTTTCCGTAACATCCTCTGCCTCAGACACCATCTGTTTTAATATGTCTTCATCAAAGCCAGGAATGTCGAGGTCACCCTGCAGATCTTCCAAGAAACTGTTGAGCGTGTCGAGGTTTTCAATACCTAAACTAAAAATCTTATTATCTGCTATCATCAGCTTCTTTTTTTGATTTTCAGTAAGGTTGTCATACTTATAAACATCAGCTGTTTCTTTTCCCATTGCAATCAATGTGTCATACAGGCCATTTCCTGCTAAAATTACATTGTTTTCATCAACAACAATCGGCCGGATCTGTCCGAACATTTTGACGCTTCTCTGGAACTCCCTCAGTTGTTGCTCCGTATGAATTCTGACATTTTTTTCTGGCTTCACGAGGTCCGCCAGCTTCATTGTGATAATTTCCATCTTTGTTTCCTCCTGTATTTTGATTGGAGGAACAAATCCGTATGATATATACGCTATCTGCAAATAGCAAAAAAGACAACACTTGCAATCTTTTGTCTGCAAATGCTGTCAAGTGTCAGCAACTTATTTTATTGTTTTCATGAATGCTTTTGCACTCTCCAAATATTCTGCCGCCTCAATTACTATGGAGCTGTCAATCTCATAGATTTCACTCCAGGCGTTCTCTGTACTTCCTGTCCATTGTCTTGCCGGCCAAGGATGCGTGCCGCAGAGATAGCCATTTTTCCAATCATATATTGGCGGCATAGCCAAATTATAGTAATGGATATATGCCAAAATCTGTTCATGTGTCCAATCTGACAAAGGGCTGTATCTTGTAACCCCTTGGCTGTTGGTGTAGATGTTATCTCCTTTTCCAACATAATTCCCGTCTGCTCTTCGCCTTCCGAGAAGGAGTATATCAAGATTGTTTTCTTTATAGTATTTCGCCTGCCCTCTATGCTGAACAATATGAAACCATTGCGCCGCATATTTGCTATCCTGCGGAAAAAGCATGTGTGAATGAGCCACAAGCCACTTCATGTCCTGTCCTGTATTGATAATGGACAATTCCGGAGGCTTATTATCCTCAACCCATTGCGTAAATGCTTTATACTCCAAATTGCTGATTACGAGGACGCAGGAGCTTATTCCTGCCCGACGGCAAATTTCTCCAAGCACAAGAGAGTCTTTTCCTCCGCTCCATGCGTAGGCAGCTTTCTTTCCTTTCGTCTTGGCTTTTATATCCTGTATGGTCTTATCTACAAGCTGATCCAGCTCTTTTTTAGTTATCAGCTGTTCGATTTTGTCAAAAGTTTTTATCCAGTCAGAGTTTTTGATTCTCTGCTTTCTTCCAAGTATGCTATCCATTCTCCGCACCTCTCTTTCTGCTTGCAATCAAAGCAACTGTTCCAGATAGCAGGACTGTCAAAAGACTGCCGACTGTTTTATAAGCTGCGGTTCCTGTGATATTCCCATAAGCAAATACGGGAAGACCTATGATCAGCGCGGACACGATGCCAGCAACAACGCCTTCCGGTTTAAGCCTTACTCCCTTTAATGTAAATATTGTCGGGAGAAGTGTTGCTGCTCTGAGTGTGCCATACATCAAAAACAAATGCGTAACTGTAAGCCCCGGGATATTGGCAACCACAATTCCTATTGCCAATAGTGCAACCATAGCAACTTTGGTCTTTCCGAGTGTGTTCTTTTTGAATATGTCTGTTGTGAGGGATGATATTGCACACAGATTACTGTCGATCGTAGATAATAATCCGGATACAATCATAAATAAAAATGGGATTACCGCCCAGCTTGGAAATAACTTCGAAATAAGTTCAAAGTTAATCACTCCTGTATCAATTGCTGTGTACCCCATTCCAGCTCCTACAAATCCAAGTATTCCCATTGATAACGGCACCACTCCAAACAGAATGGCTCCAACAAAGAAAGCTCTTCCTATTCGATTTTTCTTTGTGCAAAACGCTCTCTGCCAAAAACATTGATCTCCAAATGGTCCCGAGATAAGTCCAACTGTTGTAGGGAGTCCGAAACCGAGAAATATTTCTATACCTTTTGCAGAGAAAAGAGAGCTGCACTCTCCTGTATATCCACCGATTCCTGCAAACATATTGTGAATGCCTCCGCCGTTCTTAATACCGAAAACCGCAAAGCACACGCTTGCAATCAACATAAAGACCATCTGTATTGAATCCGTCAGTATCGAAGCCTTTATTCCGGAGAACTGCGAATACGAATAAGCAATCACAGCCATAATTACTGTCATGATCCAGAATGGAATGCCAGTCAGCATACTCAATATTTTACTTCCTGCCAACAACTGAACTCCTGTAGATAATGCTGATAATGCCCCAAGCTGAAACAGATAAATATTTTTTACCGATTCAGACCTATATTTCTGGTGCATATATCCAGACAATGTGATTCCTTCCGGCATTTCCTTTCTTATTCTCCGGGCAAACGGAATAAAGAATATCAAGCAAAGTACATTAGGTACCAGAAACCAAAACAGCCCTGCAAAGCCTTTGGTGTATGCATTCTCCGTTGATGTAAATAGTGCCGGTGCCCATATCCATGTGGCTGCAATGCTCAATGCAGATATAAACCATCCCGTATTTCTATTTCCAACACAAAACCTTTCGACGCTTTTCTCTTTGTTTGTCATAAGTACTGTTGCCGCAATCATAATTACCGCATAAGCAGCCAGCACCATAATTGTGTAATTCATTATTATCCTCCAATCAATATTATTCTGGAGGAGCAGGTGCATTTCCTGTTCAATCGCCTCTCCTTTCTCGGAAAGTTTGCATCAAAAAAGAAGCCTGCAACAACTCTGCAGACTTCCCCGACGTTCGATTTAGAATTTTACAAATACGATTTTGCCATTTATAAGCTGTGATGTCAATGTAATTATTTTGTAGACGGTGGCTTTATCGTACTTTCAATCCGTCCACCCCGAATATAAGAGCGGTCAATCTTTCCTCTGCAACTCTCAAATCGGAATACACATTTTCCTTTGACATATTGTGTTTTGCCGCAATCTCTTTTACGGTAAGAACCGGCTCTGCCATGTATTTATCCCAAACCACCTCGTATCTCCTACGGTCTATATCCTGGTTCGGAGATTTTTCACAATAAGCATCATACAAACCGAACATCGTCTCGATATGCGAAACGATAATAGCAGTTCTGGTTGCGCTTCTCTTGATGCTTTCAATGATCACCTCATTGTCATAAAGATTCATCATTGATTCCAAGATATCCAAAGCCGATTCCTCCATCTGTGTTCGCCCGAAAACTGAGTTTTCCGCATGTTCTTTGAGCATGTGATAATTACGCAGGAGCAGCTTTGTATTTCGCAATCTTCTGTCTGCCCGTTTTCCCTGCTCTTTTTTTCTTTCCTGATCATAGGTTTTTAATGCTTCCTTTGCTCCAATTTCAGCTGCATTTGCACAAATATCCTTCAATTGTTCTGGTGTAAGAGCTATTATAACTTTTTCTGCTCTTTCTTCTGTTGATTGGCTGTCCATGCTGTCGCCCTCCTTCTTTTTTATTTCAAATTCATAACGAATTATGATATAATCTAACTGTCTGTTGGGAGGGTTGCGAAAGCACTCTCCTTTTACTTTTCATCTGCTTTTATAAAATCCTCAATCGACATTTGCCCTGGTATTTCATAATATGGAAAATCGTCTGAAGCAGTACCTGTTTTTGAATCTCCATCACGGATCCGCATACTGGTACCGAACACTCTCTTATAACATACCGGTCCGTATCCTACTTCCTTGCTTTGTTGGCTTCTCAATTTTCTTCCGCATTCCATACAGACTGCCATCGGAAATCACCTCCCTCAAAGATAAATACCTTATGTGCCGGTAGTCTCTTGTCCTTAAAATCTTCCCAGTACATATATGCCCCAGAAGCTAAACAGGATGCCGAGTATTCTTCAACCTCCTTATCATTTTTAAGCCACACACAATGACCTGCGACATGTTCCTTTATTTCCTCCAGAAGTTCATTTTCCATAAGTGTCTGTATTATCTGCAAGGTAACTTCCAACCACTTCTCCGGAGTAAATTCTCCTATGTTGGTCTTGTAGAATTCCTTGAACACATTTTTCTGTCTGGTATTTCCAAATCGTGTAATGTATGTAGTTCCTGTTGGCTCGCTCCTGCCTATTCGATGATGTATTGCATAGTCTGAAATACTAACTATTTTCATCCTCCACCTCCAGCCTGTCTGCAATAAGCCGAATAACATCTGCCATAATTGTTCGTTGGTCACTATTTTTTTGAACAATCTGATCAATCTCAATATCCGGAATCGATATCTCAATATCATTTAAAAATTTATTGACCATCTGTTTGCTCTCTTCCACTGTAAACGGTGGCATTTCATACTTTTGGGAACATCTACTCACAAATGCTTTATCTAAAATATCTAATCTATTTGTAGCCGCAATAACCACAACATCATTTGCAAGTTTGTCAAATTCCTGCATTAAAGTAACCGTAACTCTACCAATTTCCCGGTCTGCTCCACTTGAAGTTCTTTCTCTATTGCAACTTATAGTATCAACCTCGTCCAACATAAAAACACAAGGATTTGTAGAAGCATAGGTAAATGCCTGTGCAATGTTCCGAGAAGTAACCCCCATGTAACTATCCACAACCTTTGAAAAATTCAAATAGCAAAAAGGCAATCCCATTTTGTACGCTATGTACTTTCCAAACATTGTTTTGCCTGTCCCAGGCGGTCCATAGAGTAGAGTTGCATTTTTGTATGGTATCATCAGTTCCATAAGTTTCCCGCTAACCTTAGCCAGTCTGAAAATATTTTTTGCAATGATTTCCTGTCGTTCTGTCACATAGTAGCGATTCTCTTTGAACGACAAGGAAACATCTTCGCAAACAAGAATATCTTTGAGGTTTCCCGGAAGTTCTATCATTCCTGCTCCCTCCGATGTGAGGATGTTCTTATATCTGGTCACAAAGCCTTTGTTTTTTTGAGTAGTGTCCGCATTCAATGCAGCCACCGCCCACTTTCTGGCTTCCCTTATATCATTCTCAGCAATTGACTTTATTAAGTTCTGTTCGTAGTTTCCTAATCCCATCACAGTCCCCTCTCTTTCAACTTTCGGTCAATAATGGGTACAAGCATTCTTACTGAGCATTTCATGTGTAAAGTAGTTGGAGCATCCACAATTTTACGGAGCATATCATAGTACACTTCCTCTGCAGATAAATCCTTAGCATATTCCTCTGCCTGTTCCCTCGTTTGCTCTACTATCTGAATACCTTTACACTTCTCTGAAATTTCATGTATCAGTTCTACAGCTCTGCTCGTAAACACTATTTCGTTATTATCTACTACTGGCTCTTCCAGCAACTTTTCCATAAGTTCATCTATCATTGTCTTTCCTTTCTGCATTTACTGCTTTCTCATATCCCAAGCACCTCATAAATCGTTCTGGTTTTCCACAGGCTTCATAATGTTTGCAGTCAATGCACACATTTTCTTTCTCATGTTTTTCCATCAAGAGGCTTCCCCACCTTCCGCAATTTCATTTGCACTTTCCGCCCTGTTATTCCATACCTTTGCAGCCCTATCTTTGCACTCTTCAATACTGGTAATAGTATCATCTTCATGGTTCATATCAGGACAATATCCCTCGGTTCTCGCACCACATTTTCTACACTGACACCAAATAGTGAACCCGTATTTCTTATTGACAGCCTTCATTGCTGCCCTCCCGCCACAAAACGGACACGTTTTAAGTTCTATACTCATAATCTTTACCTCACAATTCTAAATTTTTTCCTATTCTGCCTTGCATGATAATCATCTATCACATATTCATGGCATTCCTCTCTTTCCATATTTTCGGGACTTTCTCCATCAAAATTATTGCATATATCGCAAAAGAAACACGGGTGCCAGTCGTATGGCACTTCTTCCGGATTGACAGTAAGGCTCTCTGCATTATTGATGCACGACCTGCATAAACAGTAGTAACATGGATCCACCATCGGAACTCTCTCTTGCTTATGTTCCGATGGCTTTTCCTCTGTTATATTCATAAATTCATCAAATTTCAGTTGTCCATTCATAGTTACTCATATGTTGGCTCCGGCTTTGTGTCCGAATAGACATAATCTTCATCACCCAACTCGTCAGCAATAATTCTGACATCTGCTCTCTGCAGCTTTAAGAGCAATAAGTCAAACTCATCCAGATTTCTAAGGGAATTCAGATTCGGGTTTGTATCTACTCTTATTTCCCATCCATCCTTTCTATCTCCATCCCACTTAGAAAGACGTATTGTTCTGTTGAGTTCCTCCTGCTGTTTCTCTTCATCCACTGTAAAATCAATAGTGGCATATTTGAATGAACTCCAGATTCTCTCACGATCCTCCTCAAATTCAAAGAAAGCAGTCATTGCCTCATACTCTGGTGACTCATCCCATTCAACTTTTCTGCCATAGGTATCCATATTTCTTGCGACAAACTTTTTGTATTCCTTAAACAAATCCGTTAATTTCATTTCTGTTATCTGAGGTTCTTTCATCAAATACTGGAAATTTTCCAACATTTGCTTATTATCCATAAGAACAGATTTATTAACTATTTCCGTAAGAACTGTATCTAATTTTACTATATAGGCAGACATATCATAGTTTTCAATAAACGGAACTAAAACCTGCTCAACTCTTTCTTTGACCGCCTTTTCAAGCTTTCCATAACTAAATGAACTAGCTATTGCTTTTTCTATTCCATCCGTCACCTTTTCTCTAATAATCTGGTCAACAGTTCCATCCGATAGGATTTCATCTGTGATTCTCTTAATATCTTCATCAAAATTTGCCATACTATTTTCCTCCTAAATATCTATAATATTCGATTGCTGGTTTTATAGCTTTTTGTACACCTGTAAGCACATTTGCCAACCCTGTCTCTATATCCCGAACGTCAATACCATTCATCTGACAAGCTATAGCCAGTCTCATTTTATCTTCATCTGGAGCTTTGCACAGTGCTTCGTGAATCTGTTCTTTTGTCATAATATGCCTCCTAAATTTCATTTTAGGCTAAACCCTAAATACAAATCCCCTGCAGTAAGGTTCATCATCTTCATAAATCACAAATGTTTCATGTTCTATTGGAACATCATATGTCCATGATATTATCTTTCCGTTCTTATCTTTCTCTTCGCACCATTTTGCAGTAAATCCGAATACATCCGAACGCTCACAGTTGTGTACTATTCCACCATTAGGAATAGCCTTAACATATATTTTGCCACCTTCCCAGCAATCCCCCTCATCTGTTATTGCTCCCTCTAATTCAACCAGGTCATCACTTGCACCTGTAACAATTACAATTCTGTTATCTTTGGCAAGCTGTAATTCTTCTTTGGTAAACATTCGATAGTCATATTGTCTTCCATCAATTAAATTCGCAAATTCTTTTAATTCCATTGTCCTTCCTCCATCACTCTTAGTTATGCGTATCTCTAAAATTCTCCATAGCCCACTTATTTCCTGTAGCCTGCACCTTTGCTCTGATTCTCTCCTGTGGTGTAGAGCCTCTTCCAACACACGCAAGTATGGACTTTCTTACCGAACTTCCCTCGGTCAGCCCTGCATCATCCAGTGCCTCCTTTGTTCCGCACTCATCACATATCATTGTCTTGTTGTCTGCTCTCGACAGAGCCAACAGTCTTTTTGCCTCTTTTCCGCATCTTGGACACTTCATATTTTCTCTCCTTTTTGGTGTGATTTTCGCACTATGGCAGTGTGTATATGAGACTCTATTTTTTTGTTTGTCGGTTTATTGGTTCGTACATTATCACCCTATTATCTGTAGGATTCCATTTACACATAAAGCAAGGTGACTGCACATATATACTTTCATTTCCGTAACGATTATTTATATACCTTTTGTTTTTACAGTCTTTACAGCGTGGCATTTTTCTGTCCTTTCTGGTATGATTTCCACACCAATGGTCTTTGCGATATGCACCCATGCAGTAATTTTCATGGGTGCAGCTGTTACACATCTCCTTTGGTGTCATTCCTGGATAGCCTCGGGATCCTGCGGTTCTCTAACCTTCCATCCAAACAAACCTTTTTTAGCAACAACCTTCTCGCTTTTTTCTGTAAGCGTAACTTCTCCACATCCCATCATCTGTAAAAATGTTGGTGTAGGTTTTCCAATCTTTGCCCCACATTTTGAACATATATATGGAATGCCTTTGTCATATATCTTTCCGCAGTTCCTGCATCTACAAACTTTCTTATAATCTCTCACTAAAATAATCCTCCTTCCAAAATTGCTCTTGCAATAATGCAAGCCACAAATCCGATACAATATGTTCTCTTGTTATATCTGCTTTCATCAGCAACTATTCCGCAAAGCATAACAAACGCAATTATTATAAGTATTATTTTGAACACCATTTGTTTCTCCTTTCCGGGCGGAAGCACCTACCGCCCTTTTTTATTTGTGTGATATATTCCTTATCTGAGACCAATCAGATGGTACATAAATATTTGTTAATAGATGCTTGGTGCTTACTTTATAGCCACAGGAAGAACGATTGTCTTGAAATCGCTATCCTCTGCTTCAATAATCATTGGCATTTTGGGACTCTGCAAGGAAATACCCACATTGTCACAATCAAATGCTTTAAGTGTTTCAATTACCAATCTGGCATCAAATCCTATGGTCAATTCCTCTGAAATATTTTCCTGTAGATCAACTGTCTCATGGTAATCTGTTGTCTGGTCTTTGATACTTAAACCCAGCTGACTTCCTGCTATTTCAAATTTAACGGGGCATTTTTCAGCAGTACACATTTTGGCTCGTACCATTGCATCCAGAAGCTCTTTGCGAGATATTACAGTATGTAGTGGCAGTTCTTTAAACATATTCTGATATTTGTAATATTCTCCCTGTACAAGTCTTGTGCATATTTCAAAATCCTCCGTTGCAAATATAGCCATTGCATTACTATGTCTAATTCTTACCTCTCCGGTTAATCCGAGTGTCTTCAGCTTATCTATAGTATTCTTTGGAATAAGCAGCTCGAATTCTCCGTCATAATCAATCTTGTCCCATGCAAGGACATGTCCATCAAGTCCTACGAAATTCAACTGTCCGTCCTTAGCCTGCAGACACATAGTTGACATAGTGGCATTTCCTCCCTGTTGAGGAATTGCATAAGAAACTCTTTTTACGGATTCCAGTAATTGTCCCGCTTTAAGTGTAAACTCACTACCCTCTCCATCAATATCCGCTACCGGAAATGGTTCCGGATCCATTGTCTGATACTTATTTTTGATTTTGTCTGCTCTTATCGTCATTGTATTGCCATTTGAAACAGAAATATCTACTTCGCCGTCTGGCAGATTATTGATAAGGTCAAAGGCTCTCTCTGGAATAATAAAGCATTCTCCCTCTGTGCCCTCTAACTTCGCCTTAACGGTCATTTCTAAGTTGTTGGCGATTAAATACCCTTCCTTTACCAAAATCCCCTGTAAGATAGGCATTGTTGTCTTTTTGGGAACAACCCCCTTAATCTGATTAAGCTTTGTTGCAAGCTCCGTTTTCTGTATTTTCATCTTTCAATTCCACTCCTTCCAAAATAAGAATCGTGCATTGTTTTTCCTGCAACCTATAAGGCTCCAGTTCCTGTTCTGTCATAAATTTGTGGCAAAACAATTCTTTCATTTTCTTCCAAGTCGCCCATGGCACTCTATAGAATTTTGTTAGCCCTAGCGATACCATCACATAACAATGAGCACCGAACTTCTCGTATATGTCCAAGCTCTCCCATTGCGTATCTGTCACAACATTTTGTCTGATTCTGTCACCGTCAGTATGCTTCGCTTCAAACATAATCCCAGTTCCATCACAGAGGATTCCTTTGTAATCAGGCTGTCCTTTCTTCTCGTAATATCCTTTGACAGTTCCATCCCTATCCTTGCCTGTGATATGAAATGGCTCTGGTGTCTTTTCTATGTGAGCCCATCCGTTTTGCAGATAGAATTCACACGCATTTGAAATCCACCTCTCGAATGTCTCTCCGGATGCTTTGCTTCTCCTGCCAACAAGCTGTCTTCGAGGATCAGGCATCAGTTCTCACCTCCAGATGTTTTTCAAGAATAGCTTTTATATCAGCCAATTTAGTTGCTCCAATTCCTTTCACAGAGCTAATTTCCTCGATAATTCCTGTAATATCCACAGTTTTATGTTTGGGTGCCTGTGTTTTTCCACAATTAAAACCTTCACTTCTCGCCTTTTCCACTCTGTCCTCAACGTAATGTACCAGCTGCTCATCTGTCATTTTTCTTATCTTTACAGCCTTATTGTGAATAGCATTCTCGTCAGTTGTTCGTCTGCAGCTTCTCTTTGCCATATCGTTCTTCCTTTCTTCTTTTGACACTCTCTGGATTGCTATGCTGGCGGTATTGTCAGCATAGCCCTCTCTGTTTGCGTTCCATTTACTCATCTTCATCACCTGGACCTATCGTTACGCTCTCTGCCAATCCAATAAGCTCCGGTATATCTAATCCAAGGCCTTTGCAAAACTCCTTGAAGCAATCCCTGCACATAAACCCGAATTGTTTGGGCTGTTCGCCTCTTTTTGACCTTGCCAGCAGGGTTATCATTTCGCTTTTTCTCAAATGAGCCTTGCATGATGCACAGCCATCAAACAACTTTGCTTTCAGCTTCGGGCTAATCTCTGAATGTTGCAGCTGCTTTGGAAATTCTCGGCGCATATTTTCTTCCCCGACAATCGGAACCAAACTGTCTTTCATGAAAACTGGCACTGAATTATAATCAGCTTCTACAACGATATCTTTTATCCATTGCAGTTCTGGCACTATTTTATTTTTGTTACGTCCCGTCTCTGCTCCGATGATTATCCAATCAACCTGTCGAAACATCACATTATGCTTAGAAACAATGTCTCCCATTAGTGGTTCAATGCTGACAAACGTATTGCATCCAGCAGGAAGATAATTAAATCTGTCAGCATCCGCATCACAGGTAATGGTTGTTCCGTACCACATATTTTCCAGTCCCGCCGGCACTCCAACTTCCGTATATCTCTCCGGATTCTTGGTGAGAAACAGGTAATTGTGAATTGGGTTATCCAAACAGGTTTCCATTACATCTCTGATCCATTCGCCCGGAACCCATTTCCCAAATATGTCAGCCATTGCTCCAACAAAAATGTTATTTCCCATTTTTAGCTTTTCCGGATAATCCATGCGGTACTTGTGATATGTAGGTTCAAATCCAAATGGATAAACCAATGTATTTCCCGTTTCATTTAGCATAGGTTTATCCAGAATGAATACATTTTCTGAGTTATCTGCCGCAGGCTCTGTTGAGTAATCTTTCTTCGCCATTAGATTCAGTCTTACATCTCCCGCAAATCTTGCTGTCATTCTTTTTGCGTAACAGTATGAGCAATTGTGCCGGCATCCGGTAATAGGATTCCATGTGTGATCACACCACTCAATTTTTGATTTATTCACAGCGTTCCTCCTTTCTGACATATCCAAGCTGAACTTCCTCTTCCCATGGAACATCTGAACAATTAACATGCTGTCCGCACTTACTACAATAATCCGGCTGATAATCTGGACCGGCATTGAGGATATGGTTACATCTAGGACAGATACAATACTGATGAAGCGTAATAACAAAGCCATACTTGTTGTATGTTCCGTGCTTGATTTTGGGTTTCCTTGCAATAAATTTCGGTATTATCAAGCTAGTTACCTGTTTCAGCATTTGTATCATCTCCCTCCACCCAATACTCTACAAAGTACATTGTCTGTCCTTTTCCTCCCGGCCGCTCTTTTCCAATCCTTACCGCATAGCCAGCTTTCACTAATAAGCAACAGAGGGAATTTCTATCCTCGTCATTAAGCTTCTGAAGTAAATTCTTTATTCTGTGTCTCTGATTGTCTGCCATTTATCATCCCGCCTTTCTTTTGGCATTCTTCTTGTTGTCGCCTTGTATAGCTTCATTCATTTTCTTTTCAAATACTTTTACAAAGGCTTGAACGTCTGCCGGCATTCCGCAGTTTTTAAAGCCTCTGCACTGAATAATTTTGTTATTTCTCCATTCCATAGTGAAATAAGATTTCTCTGGATGATCTGCTTTTCTGATGAAGAAAATATTTGTCTCTCCTCTTACCACTCTATCGACATATCCTCCGACACAATGATGCAAAGCCTCGCCCTCCTTACGGATTTCATCTCCACTCTGAGGTACCACCAGTATCAAGCCTTTTCCCTTTATCTGGAAAGCATCTACCCCATCATTTCTGCTAAATATCTCTTCCATCGCTTTTTTTGTCTCGGCCATTTTCTTGGCGGCAAGTTTCTCTCTGCGTTTCTTTTCAGCTGCAGCTTTTTTATCTTGCAATGCCTTATATTCTTCCGCAGTTCTATCATGTACCTTTTTGAAATTGTTTGGCATGTAGATAAACTTGTTATCCAGATCGTATTTCGGCTCCCGGCACCATCCTATATACTCAAGCCAGTCATGTGCCATATTCTGTTTTCTCTCTATTCGTGGATCTGTTCTCTCTTTGTACCTGTTGTAGGAATAGCCCCACATGCAAGCATTCTTTTCTCCGATCGGGTATCTCTCACTTTCCTTGTCTATGTACCGGCAGAGCTTATGGAGCGATACCCTTCTGTTCTTCTCCTTCAGAAGATCTGTGTTGCATTCAAAGGTTTCGTAAAATTCCTTTAACTGCTCCGGCTTCATCTGGATATCAAGTTGCTGTGCCACCTGCAACAGTCGGAGTTCGTAATAATTGCCGTCTATTGCCTGTAGTGTCCTCGTATTGACCTTATTCAGCCCTAAGATTTCGTAGATGGTGTCAGCCTTATAATTGGCCTTCCCCGTCATGTTCCCGCTGTAGTTGTAGCCTCTTACCACATCCTTTGCCAGCTGGTTCAAGCCCATTTTGCAAAGCCACTCTAGCTTCGGGAATTTCAGATAAACATCAAGGGCATCCTCATATCTGAAAGCTGTGGTCGGGATGTTCTGTGCTAGAATTTCCAGTGCGGAATACTTCATCGGTGTGTGCTCCCATGCCTGTGGAAGATTTCCCGGATAGAGTATAGATTCCATACAAGCAATATTTCCCTCATCCGGAATCCAGCGAGAATTCCCTTTCTGGTGATACACTCCCCATTCATAGCTTTCTTTCATCAGCTTTTCGCCGAAGAATGTGCAGAAACAGCGGCTGTACTCATGCATGGTTTCTTCAATGCGTTTCTTACATATGCTGCCTGCTATCATTGCGTCATTCTTTATGTGTCTCCATGCTTTGAAGTACCGGAGTAAAAAACCTTCCTCCTGCCGATCCACATATATGAACCATCTTTCATCTACTATCTGGCATGGCATTTTCCCTCTTGCCTTATATGTCACTCTGCTTCCGCAGAAAGGACATTCCCCCTTTTCATTGTTCCGAAGCCTTATCCTACTCCGGTCAACGATTCCTGTCCGCTGGCAGTGTGTACACTCAAATTCAGCCTTTCCCTTGGATGTCTCTTTATAAATTCCGTACCGACTGAAACTCATGCCATGCTCCCATACCCAGTCGGTAAAATCCTGTGAAGGCTCTCCTATCGGCTCCATCCGCAGATCAATCGGTGCAAGGACTTTTCTGTGTTTCTCTTCCAGTCGTTCTGCCTTGACCTTGTCCTGGAATCTGTCAATAGCATTCCATACGTTCTCGTCAGTGTCTTTGCGGTAAGCCTTGAAAAAGCTCTCCATGATGCCCTTGTCCTCTGCTGTCCAGATAAACACCTTTGGAATGTGTTCGCTTTTCCATGTTTTTTGATCCCATTTGTACTCCCACAGCCGGAAACCCTGCATATTATCAAATGCAGCTGTAAGCCATTTAACCTTTGACTGTGACAGGTCCTGCGTGATATAATCATCACTCGACAGAAATGTCCTAAATGCTGCTTCCGTTTTTCCTTTTTTGAGCTTCGACACCTCATAGAAATTCAGAAGCAGTATTTTGTTATCATCAACCAGCTCCGCAGTCACAATGTGCTCCATTCCGTCCAGTCTATCTGCCATTTCAACCATTTCTGCTGTTGCCTCGGGTCTAGGCAATGCAGACAGCTTTCTTTTTTCCATCGTACATCCCTCCTTACAGCCCCATCATTGAGAACAGATCCATCTGCCCTTCAAGTTCATTCGACCTCTTCTTAGGAGTTTCTTTCTTCTCTGGCTCTTTCTTTGGTTTTTCCGCCTTTGCTTCCGGCTTTGGAGCTTCTTGGGCTGCCTTATCTTTTTCAACCGCCTTCGCCTTTTTCTCTGCACGCTTCTTCATGCCGTCCAGACGCTTCTGCTGATCAGCTTTCTGCTTCTTTTCTCTCTCCGCAGCTTCTTTAGCTTTTTTATCCTCCTCAGCCTTATCATCTTTATGGAAATAGTCCTCAGCCCATTCATAAACCACATCATCAAGAACTGCACAGCTACTACCTTTCGCCTGCTTTCTTGCCTGCTCGTAAATGTATTTGTAGCACTTCTCCCATGTCTTATGGTCTTGGCATACATCCGAAGCAAGACTTTCTGATTCCCTGCACCTTTCAATCAGATGTTTGATTATTGGATCTGCAAAAGCTTTATCCTTAGCCTTTTTCAATTCCTCCTGCAACTTCGTAACTGCTCCAACAACTCCGATATAAACAGAACTGTTATTTTTCTTTGCTGTTTCAACTTCCTCTGGTGTAGGCGCCGGAATTCCCTTCGCAATTTCTTCAAGGCTTGCTGTTCCCATTGGAATCATTTCATCTGTACCTATATTGTTATCAACCGCCTGCTCAAATGCCTGTTTCTCAATCCCTGCAATAGCTCTTCCAATCTCTGACTTCGGCTCTGTTTCATCCAGGCTTTCCATAGCCTCATATTCTTCTTTTAATCTGTCGTTCTCTATATCAAACAATGCGTTACCGTCAGCGTCATAGAATGCGGTTACTTTCTCTCTCTTTAATATCTTGTAGGTAGTATTCCCTACCTCAACTTCGCTCTTGCTATCTTCCGAAGAATATCCGTTTTCCAGATACTCAAGAACAGCTTTGCTCCATTCGTGTTCGTAATCTTGATTATCTCCTAATGCGTAGTGCATTACATTTCTACCTGTTTCCATAGGCTTCCTCCTTTTTATCGAAATCGAAAAACATATAAAAGTGCTCTTTTTCCACTGTTTTTTCGGTGGTTGCAGTTCCACCAAGACCGCCCATTGACTGGAACAATCTTCTCCATGTCCATATTTGATTTTGAAACATTGGCATATACCAGAGTTCCTGTCCATCTTTTTCATTAGGGAACAGTACATGCCCCGTCAAAGGATTTGTAATCGTATTTGCTATACACACATATCCTGCACACCCCAAAAGTGAAAGCTGTATGTAACACATCATCCCAGTTATTCTGTCTATGTCCTGTGCAACAAAAACCACATGATTTTGAAAATTATGTTTGCATTTCTTCATAGTATTTGCGGCAGCTATCAATGTTGCACCTGCTCCGCAGGCAGGATCGCATATAGATAAATACCCTTGCTTCTCGATATGGCTGTCAACATCCTCGCAGGTTATTTCAGACATCATCTTGCATACGCAATACGGTGTGAAAAACTGTCCTTTCCAGTGATTTCCTAGATTTAACTGCATATACATAGCCCCAAGAAAATCCTGTTCTGGATTTCTTTCTAAGGCTTCAACAATGATTGCAAGCATTTTTGCAGGAACTTCCACAGAACCAAGTCTCTCTATGCATTGTGCATATTCTTTTTCTCTGCTCTCATAATGCTCCGGGCTTCTGTCAGCCACATTGCTGATTGAACATGCCATAGCTGCCATCAAGTCGGCCCACACCTGCCAAGAACTTCGTGAATAACAGAGTTTTTGAAATTCGTCTAAAAATTCCTTTTCAGTCCCCTGTATAGTTTCACTATGCTTTGCCACCTAAAATCCTCCTTTTTGCCTCCTCAAACATTCGTTTTCTTTCTTCCAGCTGTTCTTCTGTAAGCTGCACCGGTTCTGGTTTATCTTCACTTTCTATCTTTGGCACTTCTTTCTTTTCTATCGCCGGTACATAATGTTGTTGCAGTAATGCCTTGTTCTGTGCGACGAAATCCGGAAGCGAATTTGTATTTTGTGCCTCCGCAGCTTTTCTCATATATGCCTCTCGGAAGTTCGCCCTTTCCGCAGTTGGATTTTCGCTCTGGCACAGCCTGCTCCATCCCAAATTTTTGACCACCGACAATGTCAGTTCGTCCATTATTGCGAATGCTTCCTGCGGATGATACCATCCGTAATCTGCCATAGCTTTTTGTACCACTCCCCAAGCTTCATCAAAACTCAGGATTTTGGGCTTGCACCTTTCCATACACAGTTTCCTTATTTCAGCTATATTGGGCGGAAAAACATTTGTGCAAATATGCTCCATGACTGCATTCTCCGCAATTTCATACGGAATGTCTTTAAGCGCCATATACCAAAAGTCCATTGAAGCATTATCTTCTAGTATCTTTGAGGCTGGATATGCGGATTTAATTCCGATTGCCAATGTGGCGAATTGCTGTTTATCCATTCGCCCACTCCCTTGCTCCCTGTGCAAACTGTTCTACCTTTGAGCCGCCTGTCGCCTGATTATAAGATTGTGCATATCCCGGTGTGCCTCCCCTGTTCTGAACTTTTGAAATCCACGCATTGATAAATCGTTTCATTCCTCCCGCTGTTTTCCGTTTCCTTGGATTAGCATCACACCAGCCTTTCATCGCTCTTAGTTCCTGCATAATGTCAACAGCAGGATATAATTCTGCGAGTTCAAGAACATAGCTCTGCGTAATCGGGTATTCTTCACCAGTATTCATCATGATACCTATTACCGGCGGCTCCGCAGCTACTGTCTGCTCGGAGCATATATTTGTATTGGTTTCCGATTCGGATTTGGATTCGGATTGGATTGGATTACGGACACATTTGTTGTCTGATGTTTTTATCTGCTGTCCTTTGCTGTCAAATGTCAGCAATTCGCAATCCTCTGAAAATCCGGGATACTTACTCTTTTGATTACGAATTCTCTGATGATCCGCCCAAGTTACCAATTGTAGGTACGGTCTTCCCTGTGCTTCATACACTCTGACCAAGCCTACCGCCGACAACCTACCAAGCGCCTTATCTATATCTTTTTCCGTAATATCTTTCAGAGGAAAACAGCTTCCCTTGATTATCTTTGCTCTTCCGTCGTATCTGCCGAAGTCGTCACAGGTTACAATCAATCTATAGAACAGAACCTCCTCAAACCAAGATAAAGAATCTATTTCTTCACTCCTGCAGATGCTCTCCTTGATTATCCTGTTTGGCATTCGATCATCCTCCTTTCGGACACCGGAGGTTTTTCCTCCGGCTCCTGTCTTAATAAATTACCTTGCTACCATTTTCCGTTTTGACTACATCCAAATTCTGTGGGAATCTGGCTTTCATAGTCGGATCGTGTGTGATAGCCATTATTTTGATATTGTTATATCTGCTCTGAATAGTTTCCAGTGCATCGCAATATGCCTGTATTCCATCCCCATCTAAGAAAGGCGGCTCATCAATAAAGAGCATTCCCAGCTGTATTCCTGCCGAAGACGATTTGATTTCTGCCAATGCAAGGATTACAGACAATGAAGACTTAACTTTCTCGCCTCCAGATTTTGAAAGGTATGGAAGTATCGACTTTCCGTATTCTTCAATGTAAATATCAAGCGATACCTTTTCTTTTCCATTTTTCTGTAATCTCTCTAATCGGAACTCCACTCCCATTTTTCCTCCGGTCATCTGCCCGAGAATTGTATTTGCTGTTGCTGTCAGCTGTGGAATGATAGAGCGAATAATCTGGTGTGGAACACCACTCTGGCTGAATGCGGCTTTCAAGGTGCCATAATCAGCCGTTTCCTTGGCATATTCCACCTGCTTGTCCTGTAAAGCTGCAATATCCTGCTTCAACTTTGCAATCTGTTCCGATTTCTGCTGTAAAGCTCCAATTCGCATCTGTTTTTCCTTTACCATGCTGTTAATGGCATTCACTTCTGTATCCAGTCCGTTCACAATCGCCTGAGCCTCTTCCATTCCCGCCATAGCAAGTATCTCTTTATCAGCCTCTGCCTGTCTCTCTGAGATTTCATCATCGATACCGGTAATTTCTGCTGTCAACTCCAGAACCCTGTTCAATGCTGTTGCATTTCTTTCCTCTGCTACTGGGAGCATTTTTTCCTTTTCTACCCACGGATCAAGAGCAGTAATGGCACTAAGCACATGCACATGTTCTTCAAACGCTTTGGCATATATATCACGCTCTGTTTCTGCCTGTGTGCCCTTTAATTTGACCTCAGCAAGCCTGTTTTCTGCTTCTGATATATTTGACTTTAAATGTTCCAAAGCCGCCTTAATCAAAGCGAGATTGTTTTCCCTCTGGTTGATTTTTTCGAGCTGTGCCACATACGGAAGCAATGTTGCACATTCGTTTTGCAGGACTGTTAAAGCTGCCGCATCATATCCTATCGCATCCATTTCAGCCTGTTTGTTCTCTATTGCATATCTGCTCTTTGCAAGTTCGCAATCTCTGCGAGCGGCAATGTCTACATACAATGCTTCATGCACTTCCAGCTGTTCCTTTGCTTCGATGGCATCCTGCAAGAATTTACAATGTGCTTTCTCGATATCCACACATCCGGATTCATTCAATATTGCAACTTTCTTTTCAAGAAACTGTTTCTGCTCGTCCGCTTTCTGCTTCTCCCTATCAAAGCTTGACCTTGTCTCGCTTTCATGGAAAACTGCCGCAGAGTATTCAGTTTTTGCTTTCTGATATGCAACAGCTTTTTCCTGCATATCCTCTAACTCTGCTTTCTTTTTGGTGTATGTTTCGGCTTTCTGCCTGACCTCACCATCATTGACCGAATCCAGTATCATTGCATTCTTTTCATCCTGTTTCTTCTGTAAAGCAGCCTGCAACTCCAGAATGTTCTTCTGTTCACTTTCAGCCTGCTTTGCAAGATTTTCAGCCTCCTGTTTCTTTGTGGTGTAGAGTGCTGACTGTCCTGCGAGTTCCAGTTCCCGCTTCAGCAAATCATTTCTTTCAGCAATCTTTTCCTCTATTTCAGGCTTCTGAGTGAGAGTTGCTAAACTGCTGTCTGCTATTGCCTGCTGTGTAGCTCTATTCTGCTCTGCAATGGTCTTTTTTGCCTGTAATGTTGTAACAGCTGCAAGAGCTTTCTTTCGCCTTTCTGCGGCTTCCTGCTGATTCGACAGAATAAGTTTCTTCTGGTCTCTCTCATTAATCTTTGCCTGCAGTCTGGCTTCCTGCTCTGCCAATTCCGTCTTGCATGCTTCCAGTTCTTCGTCCGGCTTGCCAAATTCAGCGATTGTAACATTATGAATTGTGATTTCCTGCTTCAAATCCCTGTTCTTGGCTCCATTCACTTTCGCCTTGTCGGAAGCGATTCTCTCCATTAGCTGATACACTCCAAGTCCAAGAAGCGTTCCAAGGACTTCAACTCTTTCCTCTGGTTTTGCCTGTAGAAATAATCCGTACTGATCCTGCATAATCAGAGCGCATGACTTGAATGTAAAGCTGTCCATTCCGAGGATGTTCAATATTTCCTGCTGTGTATCGTTGTATCGTTCCTTGGAACAATCTTTCCATTCATTCTCAACAAACTGGGAGATATTCAAAGTTCCTTTTCCGGAACGGGCTCTGGTTCGTGTAACACGATACTTTTTCTCTCCGATACGGAATGTAAACATAATCGAACCGGAACGGACACTTTCATCATTTCTAAGCCATGGTGCCTTTCCTGTATCATCCTTGATTACACCCTCTCTCGGTTCTTCATAAAGGCAGTCGATAATCGCATCCATAAACAAGCTGCTCTTTCCCGCTCCATTCTGACCGTTGATTGTGCAGAAAGTGATATCCTCGAAATTAAA